CCGAGCCCGCGACGCTTGGGTTGTTCGCGATAATGCTCCTGGGTCTCGGATGGGTGCGAACCAAGACGAGGGTATGATTTATGGCAAAGACACTGCGGAGTGAGATCCCCGACCAGTTCGGCGGGGTCATCAACGAAACCGCGCTCGCTCGCTATGTCGAACGCGTCGAGCGTCTGCACGAGGAACGCGCTTCGCTCGGCGAGGACATCAAGGCGGTGATGGAAGAAGCCAAAAACGCCGGCTTCGTGCCAAAGATCATTCGCCAGATGGTTCGCGAGCGGAAGATGGAACCGGTTGAGCTGCAGGACCACCTGGCGCTGCTCGACAGCTACCGCCGCGGTCTCGGCATGCTCGCCGGCACGCCGCTTGGCGACGCCGCGATGGACCGCGCCGAGGCGACTGCGATGCACCCGCCAGCGGGGAAGCGAGGGCGCAAGCGGCGTCCCTTTGCCGAACAGCCGGTGCATCAACCGCGGCCGCGCGGCAGGCCCAGGGGCTCAGGCAAGGGCAAGAATGCCGGCGACGCGTTGGCCGATGCGCGGCTGCATCTCGGCGAGGAAGAGCCGGCGGGGACCGCGTGATGGACGGCCCTCCCCGCCTGCCAACTCCCAACGACCCCGAAGACGCGCGCATGAGGATTTCAGATGATCTTAAGTGCTGTCCATTCTGCGGCGCTGGGGCGGTTATCGGAGAAGACAATGACGGATATGCCATCGTCTTTTGTTCCGAGTGTCGCGCCACGATGACATTCAACATATTCATTAATCAAGGATTTGGCCGTCCGCTGTTGGCCAGCGATCGGGCCGAGATGGTGGTGGCATGGAATCGCCGGGTAGGGATTGCTGATTTGAGCCGATGAAACACGGCAAGCGCGAGACCCGGGCCGTCGCGGCGCTGTTCGAGATCCAGGACGGGCGCTGCTTTCACTGCGGCCAGCCGATGCTGCGCGGCGCGGACCAGCAGCGCGACAGGCGCCGCGGCTGGTCGCGCGAGCATATCGTGCCCAAGGCGCAAGCCCCCGGATTGCACGGCAACATCGTCTTGGCGCATGTCGGCTGCAACGCCGCGCGCGCCGATCGCCTGCCGACCGTCGACGAGGTCGCCCGCGCTTGGGCGATCCTGGTGCAGCTCGAGGAGCGCTTTCGCGCGCCCCTGCCGTCGCTGCGCAGCGAGTTCTTGCGGCCGAGCCCGCAGGACAAAGCTTTCGCCACGCTCGGCGAAGTCTGGCCTGGTGCACGATGACCGGCGGCATCCTCGCGCTCGATGTCGCGACTACGACCGGCTGGGCCTATGGCGCACCGGGCGATCGCCCGGCTTTTGGCCGCTTCCGCTCGGGCAAGCCGCGCCCAAAGGACGCCGAGGGCAACGCCGGCGAAGTCTTACGCGCGTTTTGCTTGTGGCTGGGTGCGCGGTGCATCGAATGGCAGCCGAGCATGATTGTCTTCGAGGCACCGTATGTGCCGCGGTTCGCGCCGAAAAAGGTGCGCACGAGAACCGGCCAGGTGGTCTCGACAGTTCCCGGCACCTCGACGCCGATCGACATCAAAGTCGTGCGCCGGCTGTTCTCCATGTGCGGCCTGGTCGAAATGGTCGCCTATGAACATTCGATCCCGTGCCGCGAAGAGCAGAGCAACGTGATCTGCCGGCATTTCACCGGCAACGGCTCGTGGGGCGGGCGCGCCAACAAGAAAGCGGCGACGCAGAAAATGTGCGCGGTTTACGGCTGGCCCGACGTGACCGAGGACGAGGCCGACGCGCTGGCGCTTTGGGTCTATGCCGAGGCGGTGCTGTATTCCAAGGCGCGCAGTGCTGGGCCATTATTTGCTCGGACGGCGTCATGAATCGACGAAGGCCATTATCGAGCATGCCGCCCAAGAAGATGTTGCCTTCGTCGCCAGGAGAAGCGGAAATAGAGCAATGGGTGACTTCGCGATTTTCGACAGTTTCGCCGACAATCCGGTCGTCTTCGAGGACGACGAGCTCAGCGCCGTTGGGCTTTCAGCCGCCGAAGAGTTTCGGGTGAACAGCGGGACGGTGTTTGTGGCGGTCGGCTCCGGCAAGTTGTGGCTGAACAATTATCTGGTCGGCACCGGGATGTATGCTTGTGCGCCGGCGCCGGCGGTCGTCATCGCGCGGCATTGCCGCGCGCTCCTGGCGACCGTCAAGCACTATCGCGGGATTTTCATGGTCGGCGGGCCGCTCGAGAGCGGCGGGCGCCTGCGCTACATCAACGGCTGCACCGATACCGGGCTAATCCAGCCCTTACGGTGCGGCGATCCCTGTCTCAACTATCTGCATTTCCCGGCTGCAATTCGGCAGGATGCGCACCATCATCCCTCGCATCGCATCGGCCTCGTCTACAGTGGTCAAGGGCTGTGTCACAGCGACAAGACCACGCCGCTCGGCGGCAGCACCGATCGGATCACCGCGATGCGGACGGGCGGCATCTTCGTCATCCCGGCCGGCACCAGGCATTGGTTTGAAACATCGGACGAGACGCTGCGCATCGTCGCTTTTCATCCCGACAGCGAATGGGGCCCGACCGACGAGAGCCACCAGATGCTCAACGCCACGCTGCAGGCGGAGGGATGATGCAAACGATGCTGACCGAGATGGTGCCGATCGCCGAGCTGCGCCGGCCCAAGCGCAACGTTCGCGTCCACCCGGAAAAGCAGATTACCGAACTCGCCCGCGCGGTCGAGAAATTTGGCCAGACGAGGCCGGTCGTCATCGATGAAGACAACACAATCCTCGCCGGCAATGGTCTCGTCGAGGCGTGCGGCCGGCTCGGCCACAGCGCGGTCATCGCCTATCGGAAAAAGGGGCTCTCGGCCGCCGACAAGACCAAGCTGATGCTGTCGGACAATCGGGTCTATTCGCTCGGGCTCGACGATCATGGCGGCATCCTCGAAGCCATCCGCGGGCTGGAACTCGATTACGACATTCCCGGCTACGACTCCGACATCTTGGAAAAGCTGATGCTCGACACGTCGTCGGTCACAACCGCGGCGCTCGACAATTACGGCAGGCTGCCCGAGGCCGCCGTGACAAGCGCTCGCGCGCGCCGGATCGCGCCCGGTTCGACCGAGCCGGATGCAAACCAGGGCGCGCCCGCGACCAACGGCGCGGCGGCTGCCGATATCACCTGTCCGCAGTGCGGCCATAAGTTTCAGCCGGCATGATCGTCGAGCGCGATCTGGGCGTTGACGTTCTGACCGCGGCGCGGCAACGCATCCGTAACATCTTTTCGAATGGGCTGCCGGTGTACATGGGATTTTCCGGCGGCAAGGACTCGCTGGTGCTGGCCGACGTCACGGCCAAGCTGGCGCAGGCCGGCGAGATCGATATCTCGCAATTGCGTGTCGAGTTCATCGACGAGGAAGCGATCTTTCCCTGCGTTGAGAAGATCGTCCACGAGTGGCGCGCGAAATTCATGCTGATGGGGGCGCGCTTCGACTGGTATTGCCTGGAAGTGCGGCACTTCAATTGTCTGAACCAATTGGAGAACGACGAGTCGTTCATCTGCTGGGATCGGCACAAGGCGGGTTGCTGGGTTCGCGATCCGCCCAAATTCGCCATCCGGTCCCATGCGCTGCTGGACCCGCGGCGCGACAGCTATCAGGAGTTCACCGCCAAGGTCTGCGACGGTCCGCGCATGACCGGTCTGCGGGTCTTCGAATCGGTGCAGCGCCGCAACGCGATCGCTGTCCAAACCCCGGTCGACGACCTGGCCAAGCGCGCAACCTTCGAGCCGATCTACGATTGGCAGGACAACGACGTGTGGCGGTATCTCGGCGAGAACGAGATTGCGATCCCCGACGCCTACCTGCATCTCTACCAGATCGGCACGCCAGTCAAAGCCTTGCGCATCTCGCAGTTCTTTTCGATCGACACGGCGCACAATCTCTCGCGCATCGCCGAGTTCTACCCCAATCTGATGGAACGCATCCTGCGGCGCGAGCCCTCCGCCTACATTGTCTCGCTCTATTGGGATAGCGAGATGTTCCGGCGGCGGTCGCGAGCGCGCCGCGAGATCGAGGGCAAATCAACAGAGCCGATCGATCACCGGAACGCGGTCTTTGGCCTGCTCGCCGACATCAACGGCAACTTCCAGACCAAGGCACAGCGCAAGCTGGCGCAGCGGTTCCATCGCCTGCTGCTGGCGCGACCGTACATCCTCGACAAGCATTACGAGGCGATCCATGACGCGCTCATCGCCGGCGACCCGAAAGGCCGCACCGCCCGGGCGATCTTCGGCAACGTCGAAGCCGCGGCGGCAAGAGCCTACGTCCCCGATCACAGCGCTTTCCGGATCAGCGCCGCCAACACTGTTGAGCCCGGCGCTGGCCGTTCGTCTGGTCGATCGCGCCGCGCTCAAACCCAACAACTACAATCCGAACGTCGTGCTCGAGGACAACCTTGACCTCTTGACGCAATCGATCCTGGTCAACGGCTGGACATTGCCGATCGTCGCCACCCCGGAGCTGGTGATCATCGACGGTTTTCATCGCTGGATGGTCTCGGGGCGCGAACCGCTGCGCAGCAGGCTGTTGTGGGGCGGGGCGGTCATGGTGCCGATCGTTGTCGTCGAGCACGACGATCCCGCGCAAAATGTCTATGGCACGATCACCCACAATCGCGCGCGCGGGGTCCATCAGCTCGGGCCGATGAAGGCGATCGTCAAGCAATTGCTGGCGGCGGGGAAAACAACCGAGGAGATCGGCAAGGAGCTGGGGATGCGGCCCGAAGAGATCTTCCGGCTGTCGGATTTCAATCGGGCTGATTTTCTGGCGCTGATGGCGCAGCGCTCGACGGGCTACGGGCCCGCCAAGCTCTTTTTGCGGACCTGACCCAATTCGTCATAGGCGATGAACCGGGTCGCGGCGTTGGCCGGCTTGGTCAGGCTCACGAGCCCCGTCGCGATCAGCTTGTTGCGCTCCTCGATTCGGTACCGGTTGATGTGGCGCGATACGGTGAGCGGGTGCCAAGCGTTCTCGTCCGAGCGCTTGGAACTCATCGACCAGTAGCACCAGCCGTCGCCGGGGTAGAGGTAGCGCGCATGCTTGGCCCGCCACCACTCGATGACGCCGCGCGTCATGATCGCCTCGTAGAGCGCCACATAATCGGCATCGTCGGCGGCGTTCCTGCGCACGGTATATTCGTGCGGGAGGTCGGGCATCGTCCTGGCGAAGACGAACCGCAACCGGGCGATGCGGGCGAGGATATCGGGCATCGCCTCCCTCGGGGATTTGTTCGGCATGGGATGCTCCTCCGTCGCGTCCGGCGGGCGTGGATGCCCGAAACGCCGGCGTGCGTGTATCGATGCACCCCTCGACGCTTCGCGCGCCAGGGGCGATCCCAGGCGCCCGCCCGACGCTCATGTGCGGCCTCCCCGGCTCGCGATGATTGCGTCGGCGATCGCCTGCACCTGTGCGGCGACTTCGGCGCGCTGGGTGCGGAACTCCTCGGCGAGATCGCGGCGCAGATCGCGGAAATCGGCATCGAGCCGGTCGAGGCGTCTTTCCATCCGATTCTCCAGCCGGGTGAACAGGAACGTGAACAGCCCGAGCCCGGCCACCCATAAGGCGATAAGGGTGTTGAACTGCGCGAGGTCGCTCATTTGCGGTTCTCCTGTGGAAGGGGTTGTAGCTCACGCCCAGTCATAGACTTTGCCGAGGGGCGAGCGGATGACGATCCGATACGACAGGTTCTTGCTGCGCGCGATCGTCGCCACTGCCTGACATTCCTTCTCATCGTCGCAAAGGGTGTGCGCGATGATATCGCTCGCATCCCTGGCGATGACAGTGACATGCCAGGTGGGGTGGGTGCCGAGCGGCGGCAGGTATTGCCGGGCCATCGATCGATCAGCCCTGCGCCCGCGCCCAGCGCCGCGCGGCGGCGAGGTCCATGAAGATCACATGCTCCCTGACCCAATCGAGCGACAGCGTGCAGGCGGCCTCGCGGCCGTCCGCGGTCGTGCCGAGGATGACACCGTTGCCGACAAGCGGCTGATCACCCCCTTCGAACATGAAGAAGTGCCGGGGCTGGTGCAGCAACCCTTCGTCGTTGATGTAGCAGTGGTGAGCCTCGTCGAGCCCGGCATAAACCGCCTCGATGTAGCCGCCGACGATTGTTTGCAGCGATTTCAACTCGCCGTCGGTCTCGGTCTCGATGACGATCCGGTCGACGGCATTGATGATGATGGTGCGCATTGGTCCAAATTCCTGAAAGGGGATAACGGCCGAGAGCCCGCGCCTGCGGGCTCTCGGGACGCCGGGCGGCTCAGCTCAGATAGCCGGCAGGCTTGCCGCGTGAGACTGGCCGATTGAGGGTGACGCGATCGCCGGCAACCAGACCGCGCGCAAAGGCGTCTCCCATACGGTAGGACCGGCCTTTGGTCGCCCGCAGGTTCAGATTGAGCCTGGCATAGGCGGCATCGACTACGGCGGTCCGCACCACGACGAGTGCAGTGCCAGTGGCGGTCTTGGCGATCGGCTCCATCGCGCGGGCCATCTCATGCAGGCGCTGATTGATCCGTCCCGCCATGCCCATACGGAAATCGGTGATCGCTTGGCGCCGAAAGCGGCCAGGCGGGAAATCGTCCTTGGTCGCCTGCTTGTAACCCTCGGTCGTGGCCATGATCGTTGACCCGATCATTTCATAGAGCCACCGCGCCAGCTCGCAATCGCCGCGCAATCCGAAAAGAACCAGCTTGTTGACGAGTTTGCCGTTCTCCCAAACGTGAGAAAACCACGCCTTGACGCCGCAGTAGTGCTTGATGCCGCCGAGGCAATAATCCTCGCTCACGTTCTTGTGCTGCTGGCGGCGGTTGACGTAAGTCTGGTCGATCGGCTCGGCCTGGATCTCGATATCCGATTGGGTCAGCCGGTATTGATCCATCAACTCGCGCGCCTTCTCCGCGGCGAGCAGGGCTTCTTCCTCGGTGCAGCCGTTGTCGACGGTCTTCTGCAACAAGGCGCGGATGCGGCGCGCGACCAATTCGCGGTCGGTCTGGTCTGTCATTTGAGGAACTCCTGTGGAAGGGAGGAGAAGGAAAGCCCGCCGGAGCGGGCCTCCTTTAACGCGCCAGCCGCGGCACCCCGAGCACGTCGGCGAGGGCATTGCGGCCCGTGCCGGTTTCGGTTTTGCGGTTCTTGCGCGTGACCGAATACGGCGCGATGGCCGATCCGCCCGACTTGCCGGGGTTTGTCAGCTCGACGCGGATATCGGCGCTGGCGAAGGTGATCACGCGCGGCTCGCTGCCGGTCACAACCTGCTTGTAGTCGAACGGGCCGAGCAGCTGCTGAAAGGTGCGGGTAAAGGCCTTGACGAACTTCGCCGGAAAGCCTTGTGCCGGAAAACCTTGTGCGGCTGCCGGGGTTGGCTTCGTCTTGTTCGCTGTCGGCTCTTTCGCCGGGGTCTTGGCTGCCTTGTCCGTTTTGGCCGAGTTGGCAAACCGCCGAAGCGGCGCCTGCTTTGGCGTCGGCTTTCCCGCCGGCTTCGCACGTTCGGCGTTCGCCGCCGCGGCTGCCTTGGCCAGCTCGATAACCTGACCGGCTGCGGTGGTCTCTTGGGTCTGCACCGCGTTCGTGGCAGCTCCTGTAGGAGGGGATGATTCGGGGGTGCTTACAGTAGAGGTCTGCGCGTCATCTGTCATTTTTGCTCTCCGTGGAAGGGTCGAATGCTTTCGACAACAACAACTTAGGGTCTCTTACTTCATTTTGCAACGGTTTTTCTTCGTTTTTTAAGAAAAGGAAAACGCAAGTCGGGACCTTGACTTAGTGATCGGCGTCCGCCCAAAATGCCCGCCTTCTGTGGAAGGAAGCGCGCCCCTCGGCGCGTTATCCGAGGGTGATCGGCGGCGCCGGGGTAGATCGATCCTCCGGCGCCGTCGCGCTCGCGAGGCCCCCCGCTCATGGCATTGACCGCCGTCCCGACGCCGCCCGCCGAGCCGACGCTGTTGCAGCTCCAAACCGAGTTGACCGTGATCCGCGCCCAGCACAACGACATGGCGCTCAAGGTGCGACGCCACGAATTGCTCGATCGCGCTCGCTATGAAATCCACCTGGCGCAATTGGCGCGTCGGGTGCGCGACCAGCTCCTCACCGCGTCGTCACGGCACGCTGCGATCCTCGCGGCTGACGCCGGCGTCGATGCGGCAGCCCTGGGACGAGCGCTCGACCGGATCATGCGCGCCACCCTGACCGATCTCAGCGCGCGCCACGGTGTGCAATAAAAATTTTTGCAGGCAGTCGCTAGTGAAAAATCGTGCCTCTTGGACCCGCGTTTCCGCACGCGAGGCGGACAGGACCCGCGTGCGTTCGGCCCTAACCGATATCGACCAGCGCCGCACCGGAGGTTTCGAGATCACCGATTTCGCCGACGATCAACCCGACAAAGCGCTCGAGGATGACGCGCGCCACGCGTTCCTCGATATGGAGGTCGAGCGCCAGCCCGGTCTCATGAGTGGGCGGGATGGCTTGCAATTCGGCGACGAAGGTCTCGGTCTCAGCGGCGATCTGCGCCAGGGTGTCAGCTCGATCAATAAACCGGTCGCGCATCTCCTCGAGGCGATAGCGCGCGAGCCTTACCCGGACCCGGGCATCGATCAATTTAGCCTGAGCATTGCGGCGGCCGGCCTCGCTGTTCAGCGTCGAGCGGGCATTGCGCTGTATCCACCAGGCTTCGTCGGCCTGTTCGGCATCGATGCGCCCATCCGGCAGGACTTCGATGACGTTCTTCTCGATTTGATAGCGAATAGTGCGCTCGGCGACGCCGCGCAATTTAGCATAGGCCGCCACCGACATGATATTGATGGCGGTCTCGGCGGCTTCGGTTCCTTGCATGGCTTCGATCCCAAGCTTTTTTGATCTCATACGACCCGACACGACCATGGCGCTGTCGGAATGGTCTGACAATTACCGCGTATTGACCTCGCGCAGCGCTGCCGAGCCTGGCCCGTACCGCACGGCGCGCACTCCCTATTTGCGGGCGATCATGGACGATCTGACGCTCGACACGGTGCAGCGGATCATTTTCAAAAAGGCGGCGCAAATCGGCGCCAGCGAACTCGGGAATTGCTGGATCGGCTTTGTCATCGACCAGGCGCCGGGACCGATGATGCTGGTGCAGCCGACCGTCGACCTGGCCAAGCGCTATTCAAAACAGCGGCTCGATCCCTTGTTTGAGGAAAGCGACCGTCTGCGCGGGAAGATCCGGCCGGCACGCTCTCGCGACTCCGGCAACACGATGTTGATGAAAGAATTTCTCGGCGGCGTTCTGGTGATCACCGGAGCCAATTCGGCGGTCGGATTGCGCTCGATGCCGGTGCGCTATCTGTTTCTCGACGAGGTCGACGCTTATCCCGGAGACGTTGCCGACGAAGGCGATCCGGTGGCGCTGGCCGAGGCGCGAATGCGAACGTTCAGTTTCCGCGCCAAGGAGTTTCTGGCCTCGACGCCGCTGCTGAAGGGCACATCGCGCATTTCGCGCGAATACGAGAACAGCGATCAGCGCAAATACTTCGTGCCGTGCCCGCTGTGCGGCGCCATGCAAATTCTCGAATTCGGCCGATTGCGCTGGCAACCGAGCCGGCCCGAAACCGTGCTTTATCAATGTCTGCATTGCGAACAGAGTTTTCCGGAACATCACAAGACGATGATGCTCGAAGAAGGCGAATGGCGCCCAACGCGGTCGGCAGTCGCGGGCCCGGCCGATATTTCGGTGCACGGTTATCATCTGTCGGGTCTTTACAGTCCGATCGGCTGGCTGAGCTGGGCTCAAATCGCCAAGGCATGGGAAAGCGCCGCAGCCGATCCCGACGCTCGCAAAACTTTCGTCAACACCGTCCTCGGCGAAGATTGGGAGGAGGAGGCCGACAGCGTGCCCGATTGGGAGCGGCTTTATGAGCGCCGCGAAAGCTGGCCTTACACGGTCGTCCCGGAGCGCGGATTGTTTTTGACGGCCGGTGCCGACGTGCAGCTCGACCGCATCGAGATCGATGTCTGGGCCTGGGGCCGCGGGCTCGAATCCTGGCTCGTCGAGCATGTCGTGATTATGGGTGATCCGGGACAACCGGCCATTTGGGAGCAGATGACGATGCTTCTGGCGCGCACCTGGGAGCACGCCACCGGTGCGCGGCTCGCTTTGCAACGCTTGGCGATCGACACCGGCTTTGCGACACAGAGCGTCTACCGTTGGACGCGCGGCCAGGATCGGGCAACGGTGCTGCCGGTGCGGGGTATCGGCGCCTATGATCGCCTGGTGCCGGTTTCGGGGCCGACCAAAATCGAGGTCATGGCGAACGGCCAGCGGTTCAAACGCGGGCTCAATCTGTGGACGGTATCAGTGTCGTTTTTCAAAAAGGAACTCTACAAGCATCTCGGCCTATCGAAGCCGACCGACGAGCAACTGGCCGCAGGCTTTACATTCCCGTCTGGCTATATCCATCTGCCGGATATCGTCTCCGACGAATGGGTGCGCCAGCTCGTCGCCGAGCAACAGGTGATCATCCGCTCGCGACGCGGTTTTGCGACGCGCACCGAATGGCGCCAACTCCGCCCGCGCAACGAAGCGCTCGATTGCCGGGTCTACGCGCGGGCGGCGGTATGGCTTGCCGGCGCCGATCGCTGGAGCGAGACGCGCTGGCGCAGCCTCGAGGACCAGCTCGGGCTCGAAATGGCACCCGAACCCAATCCACCCGAATCACCGGCCGCAAATGAAGAAGGAAAACCGGACATGATGATTGCCGGTGATATCCGGCGACGCACCGTAGTCAAACCCGCTCCGCGGCGTCGGCGGGTGGCGTATTGGTCATGACGCCCAAGCTCAAACCGGGACAAGGCGGCTTCACGTTCGACGCCACGGTGTTTCTGGGGAACCTTGAAGCCCTAGCCCCGCCGAAGTCTGATCCTGCGGTGGCGCTGGCCTTGGTCGACACCGCCAAGGCAGGCATTACCAAGGCGGCGCAATTGATCGCCAAACGCACCGGGCTCAAGAGCGGCACGGTCAAGGCGCGACTGTCTTATGACTCGGTGCGGGTCGGCGATTATCAGGCGACGATCCGCTCATCACGCAAGCCGATCCCGCTCTACGACTTCCCCGGCACGGCGCAGACCGGCGCGGGAGTGCGCACGCGCGCCTGGGGCAAGAGCCAGGTCATCCGCTCGGCGTTTATCGCCAACATGCGGTCCGGGCACCGCGGCGCTTATCGCCGCCGAACGCGTCGCCGCCTGCCGATCAAGGAATTGTGGGGACCGACTATTTATGGCACCTTCGCCACGCCGGAAGTGCAGGGCCTGATCCGCTCAACTATGCAGGATCGTTTGAGGACAGCGCTTCTCCGGCGTCTCGCCGCGGCCCAGCGCCGTCGACGATGACAAAGGGCCGGTTCTCACTGTGACTG